ATCACTTGAAAACAGGCTGGTTGATCACTCCTCCAGCCTTAACAAATAATCACAAGGTAAGGTGAGAAGTATAATGAGTAGACCAAAGAAGTATAAAACGCCTGAAGAATTAAAGCTGAAGATTACAGACTATTTCTGTGGTGTAGTAAATGATGATGTTGTGCCGACAAAATCAGGCTTGACGTATCATTTAGGGTTTGTATCGAAAACAGCATTGAATGAGTATTTAGGGTATGAGGAAGCCTATTCGTACGTTATAAAAGAGGCATTCATTAGAATAGAGATATGGTGGGAGAAGAAATTGGCCGGAAATTGCGTTACTGGCTCGATATTCTGGTTAAAGAATAACGCAGGCTACGCAGATAAGACAGAAACAAGGCACAGCGGCGAAGTGAGCCTGACCGCTCCGAAGATAGCATAATGTATAAAGACCCAGACAAACAGAGAGAAGCTAACAGATTAGCACAGGCCAAGTTTAAGTCAAAAGGTATTACTAAGGGTATTACTAAGAGCAGGGTATTACCGGAGGGTATTACCTTCGATGATAATGGTGATGTGCATGTACCTGATAAGGTATTCACTAAGCTGATGGCTCAAGCCAAGCCCGGACATATTCGAGTATCAAAGCCCGGCGATTCAGACTACGTGCCGATGTGCAAGCCGACAAGGATAATGGCACAGCATAACTGGAAGAAGCCGGGCGAAGTAACATACATAGCATGAGAACCGTTCAATTAAAAGTCAAACGAACAGACCAGCAGCGCAAGGCATGGCAGGCCCTGGACAGTCCTGATATACGTCGCTTGATGTATGGCGGGGCTAAGGGCGGGGGTAAGAGTTGGTTCTTATGCGTCTGGCTGTTTACGATGGTCTGGGCGATTATGGTCAAGGCGCAGCTTCAGCCGAGTAAGAACCCGCCTCACGTTGCGTGGTTCGGGCGTAAACAGGCCACAGACCTTACAGGGACGACTTTACAGACCTGGAGGGAGGTTATACCCGAAGAGTATTATCAGCTAAGAGGCGGCACGGAGCGAGACCCTAAACATATCCTAATAGCCGACCGGATAGCGGTTGACTACGGAGGCTTGGATAAGCAGGAGAATATCAATAAGTTCAATAGTGCCGAGTATATCATAATAGCGATAGATCAGGCCGAAGAGGTCTCTAAAGACGATGTAAGCGTACTTAGAGGCTCACTGCGAATGGTCCTGAAGGATAGTAAGGGTAAGCCGTTAGATATACCGTTCAAGGAGTTATACACCGCTAACCCGCGTCAATGCTGGTTAAAGGACGATTTCATACTCAAGCCGAAGGACAACGCTTGTTTCGTCCCGGCGTTACCGTCTGACAATCCATTCTTACCTGATAGCTACGTTCAGACCTTGCAAGAGGCGTTTGAGCATAGACCGGAGTTATTGGAAGCGTATCTTCATGGTAACTGGGACGCTCTGGAGGGCGCTGACCAGATAATCAAGTCTGCATGGCTCACTAAGGCCATTAATAACAAGATGCCCGGCTGGGGCAGGAGGCCGCGTTTGGTGGTAGATACGGCGAGATTCGGCGACGATGAGACGGTTATCTATTACTTTGAGACCTTCGACGTCATTGAACAGTGGATAATGCCTCATTGTACGTCGGTGGAGATAAGCAATAAACTGGCGGCTTTATCGAGGCAGAGGAGTGAATGTGTTTGCGTGGTAGAGTCAACAGGTGGAGATATTGGCGCTGGCGTTTACGATGAACTGGAGGCTATGGGCGTGAATCTACTCTTATACAATCCGCAGGGCAAGGCCGACAATCCGGAGAAGTTCTATAATAAGCGGGCTGAGATTTGGGATACTGCGGCCAAGATGGCTTCCAAGGGTGAATGCGAGTTTACGCTTGACTGTATGAGTGATAACGATATTATCTTATTACGTTCGCAGTTATGCACACCTACGTATAAGTTCCGTAACGGCAAGACGTTAGTAGAGGCCAAGTCTGACATTAAGCAGCGAACGGGCAGGAGTCCCGACAGGGGCGATTGCTGGGTAATGGGTATGTGGAGTTACGAGCAGGTCCCATTGATAGCCCGTGATACTCCTGTAGTTGGTCCGGGCATGGTAACGACTCGTTTAGAGGACGAGAAGTCGTGTATTTACGATGTAATGGAGTTATGAAAGGCAAATATATGTTACATAGGGCTATATATAAAATTACGATAATATCTGATGATGACGAAGAAGGTGGCTGGCGCACGCGAAACAGCAAAAATATGGCACAACAAATAAAGCATGTATGTAGTGCTTTGAAAAATACCATTGTTGAAGATATAGAGCGTATAGATATGGTAAGAGTTGTGCCAAATGAACCGAAAGAAGATGAAAACCCTTGATTCTATCGAAATATGCGAAGGAATAGATTTATGAAGGAAACAAAAACGGACGTATTAGATGCTATGATTCAGGCTTTTACTGAGAACTTTAGAGGTAGTAAGAAAAAGATTGAGACTATAGAATACTGGAAGAATCGTTACGAGAGAGCAGGCGACTGATGTACAAAGACAAAGATAAGCAGAGAGAAGCTAATAGACTGGCTAAGCGTAAACAAAGACTCGGCGATAAAGGTATGACATACCTCGAACCCGTCATACCCAAGAGTGATATCCGTGTCATACCCAGAGTACAAGCTATGATTGATGATGTGCAGGCCAATGGTGGCGCGTACACATTCACAACCAACAAAGGCAAAGTACAGGATGTGCACCGCACGCCACCCAAGCAGCAGAGCCACAGCCCAATGATGGTAGGCTGCGTGCCGCTGAAGGAAGGAACCTAACAATGCCGGTAACCTATGAAGATATTCTTGGGATGAATTGTAAATGTCCTTGTGGGAGTGCCTCTTTTTTCACCATAAGAAAAGGATTTAGTACCGGCCCTAATACAAGATGTCCTTTTTCAAGGTCAATTACCGGCCCAGGTGCAGAAAGTGCGGCAAATGTTGCAATATAGATAATAGTATGATACACTTTACAGGGAATAACTAATGCCGGCACACAAGCGTAAGCGAAAACCTAAGAAGAAGAAAAGGAGATAACAATGCAGATACCGACAATAGACAAGATTTACGAACGGCTGTTAGTAGCTGAAGCGAAGATAGTCGAACACGAGTCAAGGCTTGCCATGTTAGAGAAGCCGAAGAAAAAGGGCAAGAAATGAAGAAGGTGGAACTAAGAAACGGAAGATTATACAGAAAAGAAGGCGGCGTACCTTTGCTTTGTCCGCTTCACCCAAATTCTACCGACCATACATGCTCTGATAATTGCGCGTGGTTCAATATAGTTAATTATTCAAAGGTCAGGGCTGATATTCATTGCAGAGACGATGTAATAGGATTTCTCAAATGAGCGATTACAAAGCTAAACTGATATGTTCTGACGGCACGGTACTTCTTATTGATCCTATGACGGAAAAGGAGTTGAAGAAGGTATTCGGCAAAGAGGCTTCGTACCTGGATTTTCACAACTTTCGGGTATCGAGGAGAACCGGCGACAATGCTTTTCCGATAGCGATAGGTATAAAGGGCAGGAACTTGCCGGCTGAAATAGGTTCAGGAATGACCTCGGACTACAGTTTCGATTTTTACACCGAAGAAGGGGCTCAGATAATCGCGGACAATATTCTAAAAACTATAGCTAAGGTTGAGGAGACAAAGAATTGAAAGATAAGATACTCTTATGCGTAATATGTATCGTAGTCGGCTTTGCCTTCGCATGGTGGATTTCCGCCGAGGTTGTGAGTGATATTGAGGCGAAGACAGAGCTTGTCCATTTGGTTAGTTTGTGTTATGAGCCTAACCATCCTGAAGGATTTAGGTCTGATTGGTGGGATATAGAGAGACCGCCCAATATGGACTTGATTGATAATATCCAGCAAGACTTTATCATTACATTGTGGGAACATATTGTCGTAGGAAATAAAAGAGCGATAGAAAATTCCAAGAAAATAAAAGAGCTTATCCATGAGCATTCGTGGAAACGCGGGGTATCGCAGGACAAATACAAGGTATGGTCTGGCGAGAATCCTGCACAGTCCCCGACGTACTTCAGCGAATGCCGGACATGCGGTGAAATTACTACCGACCCGGATACTTATTATACCGCGCAGGCGAAGGATACAGAGCTTGTCCATTTGGTTAGTTTGTGTTATGATCCGAATGAGCCTTTCTTGACGACAGAGCTTGTCCATGAGCAGGAAGTAGAGATAATCGAGCCGAGGCATTCGGTAGATTTCGATGGAACGTGGGCAAATTTCAAATGCAACAATAAAATCTACTTAACAATTGCTGGCGATGGAAACATGTCAGGGGATTGTCCTATATGTGGTATGTGGGTACAATCAAGTGGGGTTGACCCTGACCGTGTAATAAAAGAGATTGAAGTGGAGATAATCGAATGAAATGAAATGTTTCACAGCGACAACTAAAAACTATCTCTCTGGTGGGTTCATTTATGGAGCGACCCATTCGACATAGAAGAAATAAACAAACTTCACGATATGGAGAAATGTGCATGATTTGGCTATACGATTTATTTCAGACTATACAACACCATATTTTAATGTTAGTTGGTATATTAGCCACATTGTTTTTGCTCTATACTGTGGCGTTTGCTATTTACTGTGTTGTATATGCTTTTGTGCAAGTAATGATAATTGAAAGATTTAGGGCGTGGAGACAAGAATGAAGTGGTATTATAGATTATTGATGAGTGTTATTAGTATTGGGATGATGTTTCTATGCTGGCATGCTCTTGATTTAATTGACCATTGGTTTTATGATGGTTATCGGACAGACATTGGTAGCTTTAGACATTCATCGTTTCAACTCGTAAAAGGAATTGCGTACGGAATAACTTGTATTTCTATGCTTGTATTTGGGATACTTGGTATTGGAACACCTTTTGTTCCTTTTGACGGAGAGAACGATGTGGTGGTTACTAAATAAATACATCTTATGGCGGTACAGCCGGACATATTGGTCGGTATGGTATGAAGACGATTGAAAGGTTAATAATAAGTGCTATACTGATGGCAGTAGCTTATTTGACTTCGGGAGTATTATGAATAAAGTAAAAATACTGGTATTATTATTATCATTGTTTTTTCTTGGTTGTGACAAAAAGCCAGAGGTTACTGTATTAGACTTGGTAAAAATGAACGCGAAAAGCAATAGGATGACGATGACGCTCCATCTGGTAAACCAACATGGGATGATATTGGACGAAGAGGAGAAAGAAGAAATGAGGCTTTGGAAAGGAGAAATGGGATGCGAAATAACAGACGACAGTTCATAATGCAGACATTCGGCGCAATCGCCGGGCTGGCTGCTTTGCCGGTGGTGGGCAATGCCGACAGGAAGTTTGATAAGACGGCAAAAGAAGCCGCACGAGAGCTGGCTGATGAACTATGCAAGTTACCCCCGAATGCCAAAGGGCAGATGGGTATATCGGGGCATGTGTTCCCTCCTATGACGGCTACGCAGGTATTGGAAAGCCACAGGCGTTTAGATATGCACAGAAAGAAACTGGACGAAGAAATGGAAGAGTACCAAAGAAGGATGAGAGCAATAACGATAAGGTCATACAGGGAAGCACAGGAATATTCAGTAATGAGATAAACCAAAAGACAGGCACAGTTAGTTAGCTGCTAATGAGATGCCATTTCATCGAGCCTAAATGGAGGCCGTTGGAAAAACAGTTGATGGAGTTGAAAGCTCACTTTAACCGCGTCAACTGTCAATCTGACGGCCTCTTTCTTTTGGGAAGGAATAAATGGGCAAGAACAAAGTAAAACGAACCGAACAGTATAACGAACTGAGTAAGGTCTTCTTCCAGGAAGTGCCTGACTTGTTATTTAGTGGTTGTAAGATATTCGTGGCCGTTCCTGTGTCTACTGGTATTAACCCGCAGGAGTTAGCGGCTGCGTTCAAGGACGGCCTGGCACGGATGAAGGCAAGAGCTTCACAACCGAGTCCGAGAGAAATGCTGGATATGTCGGTTATAGGAATGACGGTTTATAAGGAGAATTAATGTTTTCAAAGCAGGGCAATGCTATAAAAGCTAATAGTGATACAGATGAGGATATTGTCTATACATCTATTGACCCGCAAAATGCTCGTATGGCTGAAGACGAAGATGTTTATAACTATTTAAGAGAAGAAGCTAATTGGGCAGGTAAGACTGTAATTGGAAATACGAAAACTGATTTTGGTAGTATATTGCTCTCATGTGAACAGGGCTGTTATTGGGTATATAGAACGGTGGTATTATTAAAAGTAAGAAATATTCTAATGTAGAAAACTGATATGGCTACAACTTATGAACAGAAAAACTTATTCGAGCGCATAATGATGCGTATGGGCGATATGGAACTCATGCGAGAGCCGTTAGAGAACGACTGCGACCGGATTATCGATATGTTCCGTCCTGATATGGTCAAGTACAGGGACAGGGCGGAGTTCAACGACAGCAGGCAGAAAGGCATTCTCGGCTCTAATATCCACGAGGGGACAGGCCCGTGGGCCATGAGGTTAATGTCTGACGGTATGCAGGGCAATCTCGTATCATCTTCTATCGAATGGGTGCGTTATTTGATGGACGATAAGGCATTTGAGGGCAACGATGAAGTTAATAAGTGGCTCCAGGACCTCGAAGAGCACATGCTGAGTGTGTACCGTGAGCCGAACAGCAACTTCTACGCATCTATGGGGCCATATACCAGGAACGGCCTTTCGGTAGGCTCTCCTGTGATCATATCAGAGCTTGACACCGACTCGGGTAAGATAATGAGTGTAGTTCCTCACCCGGCTACCAGGTACTTCATGCAGAACCGCTTCGGAGTAACCGACGTTGTCCATCTGAAGAACGAATGGACTATCAGAAACGCCGTCAGGACGTTTGGCTATGACAATATGAGCGAGGGTGTTCGGCACGCTTACGATAACGGCGATAGCGACGGCAGGGTCATTATTATTCGTGGTATTTACTTCCATCTGGACCGCATTTTCAAGGACCTGCCCGACGATAGCGGTATCGACGGCACTCAGATAATAGTTGACGGTAACGAGCAGAGGCAGCCGACGAAGACTTTCACTCCGCGCTGGCCGTGGGTATCGATTTACATTGAGAAAAGTTCGAGCGGCGACGATATGGGTAGAAAGAAGCCTTTGCGGATAGAGGGATACTGGACAAAACCTTACTCGGTATGGCATTACGAGAAGGACCAGACCGAGATATATTCAAGAACGCCCGCATGGTTCTCCTATTACGACGTTACGAGTGCGAATCAGATGCGAAAGTCTCTAATGATGGCCGGTCAGAAGTCGGTAGAACACGCATGGTGGGTTCCTGACTATCTCAAGGGCAAGTTCAAATCTTATCCAAGAGGTGTAAACTTCGCAAGCATAGCGCAGTTCCCAAACAAGCCGGAGATTCTCGACGAGAAGATAGACGCGCCGTTCGGCTTTGAAATTGAGGCTGAGTTCAAGAAATCTATCGAACGATGGTTCCATACCCGCATGTGGTTTATGATTAACAGACTCACCGAAGAATTTCAGGCCCCGCCCACGGCTACGCAGATATTACAGATGTCCGGCGAAAAGGCGATAGTCCTCGGTCCCAGAGTAGGGTTGTTCCTGCACACCTTGGAAGAGATTGACGCAAGGTACATTGATATCGAGAACCGCAGGGGTAATACACCGACCCCGCCCGATATAATTCTTAACGAGAGCGACGGTAAGATTAATCCTGACTTCATAGGGCCGTTGGCGCAGTTACAGAAGAGGTTCTTAGGCACTCAGCGTATCGAACAGGCATTAGCGGCGATTATCCCCGTAATGGAAATCGACCCGATGGTAAAGCATAAGGTCAGAGCGGAGGCTTTAGTCGAGTTGATTCTCGAAGAGAACAAGTTCCCGCAGGAACTTATAAGGAACGACGAGGAGTATCAGGAGATAATTTCCGCAATAGCCCAGCAGCAGGCAATTGCAGATGGCGTTCAGCTTGGCACTGAGGTGGCGAAAGCTGTGCCATCAGTCAGCAAAGCTCCCGAAGAAGGTAGCCCCATAGCGGGCTTACAGGAGGCCATAGGATGAGTGTAGCAGATTATATAAATAAATATTACGGCCCGTATATGTGCCGTACAGACAGGCATAAGTGGGTACTGCTTCAAGAGGCAACAGAAAGCGTAGATAAAATCGTGATGTGTGCATGGTGCTTTGCTTCTCGAAGAACGCCGCTTTTAACATTAATTCATCTTGCAAAGAATCATAATAATTACTGGCCGGAAGTAGATATTATGG